GGCTGAGCAGTCGCTGTACGTTTAGCCATGGCCGATTATGGCATTAACATTGGCGTAAACGTACAAGCGCAGAGTGTCACTCGCCTGACGAATCAGCTAAAAGAGCTGATTGCGACAGAAAAAAAGCTTAAGGGTCAGCTAAAAGAAGCCGGAGCTAATACAGAAAAGCTAAACAAACAGCTAGAGAAAAATACTGAACGACAAAAAGCGAATAAAAAAGCAGCTCTTGATTCTGCTAAAGCTTTTGCAACCGGTTCTGCTCAGGTTAGAAAAAGTTCTGCTGCTTTGGCAGAGCAGAGTAAGCAGCTGGATGCTTACAGGAGAGGCGTAAAATTTGGCTCAGGCGCTTGGGCTGACTTTACTCGCGCCATCGTTAAAACTGATTTTACTCGTTCAATTATTCAATTAAGGCGTTTAAACAAAGAAGCAGAGACTACTGCTGCTGCCTTCAGGGATATGGCAGCAGGTGGCGGGCGTTCTGGAGCGCAGTTTGCAAAAGGTCAGTCAATCCAGGATCTGCTTGCTTTCAAGCCTGCTAATACAACCAACGCTCTCCGTACTTATTCGGAAACACTTCAGGGTGTTATTGGGCAGGTGGACCGGGGCACTGCAGAGTATCGAGAGCTGTTTGCAGCGATTAGGCGAGTTAATGAAGAGTTAGCACGAACTCCTGGGGTCGCAACCAGCAATCAATACAGCGCACCAATCGGTCCTGAGCCGGCAAGAAGAGGCTTTGCCGCTAGTGCAATTCAAGGGGGAAGAAGAATTGCAGGTTCTCCTATCGCTCGCAGGCTTCGTAATCGCAGGCTTGGTGGAGCGATTGGCGGTGGATTGATTGGCGGTGCTTTCCCAGCACTGTTTGGTCAAAGTATGCAAGCAGCACTAGGCGGTATCGGTGGTGCGGCTGGTGGTGCTATTGGCGGTCAGTTTGGATTTGCACTGGGCATTCTTGGCACAGCGCTTGGAGAGGCTGTTGACAAGCAGATTAAATTTAACAATGCACTTAAAGAGCTAAATAGGCAGTTTGCTCAATCCGGCAGTGACGCCAAGTTGTTTGCTACAGACATTGACCAACTTGCTAAGTCGCTGAAAATCACAAAAGAAGAAGCATTAGAGCTTGCTGGTGCGTTCAAGTTTCTTGGTGATCCAGGCTTGACAACCAAGGCTGCCAAGTTGTTTGGCACAAAAGCACGATTTGATCTAATCGCTGGAATTAAAGATGAAGCTACTTTCTCTGCTGCAATTCTTGGTATTGCCGAAGATTTCACGGACGAAAAAGCTAAGCAGCTGTTCTTAGACACAAAAGACCTTGAAATTAACGAGCGCAGAAAGGCCATTGCTGTTGCCTTAAATAAATTCCAAGAGAAGAGTGTAGAGCTTACGAATAAAGAAATCAGGGCTCGTGGCAGAACATTTTCAAGTCGAGCTTTCAGGAGAGGAACTCTTGCGGCCAGGTCAGAAGTTCAAACTCCTGTTACAGAGCAGGAAGCAAGGACGATTACTGATCCACGTGCAGAACTTCTTGCGTTATTGGATACGGATACAAGCACGGTTACTGACCCGACGATTAACCTTAAGAAACGACTTGAAATTGTTCGCGGTCGAATAGGAGCAGAACAGGAGCTGCTTCAACTGCAAGGCAGACAGTCACAAGCAGCGCGGATTATTTTGACTCGTGAGCTTGCGAGAACGAAAGCAGCAGCGGTTGCTACAGCAGAGCTAAAAAAATATGGCGATGAAGAAGATCAGAACCTAATTAGAGCCAGAGAGTTTGGCGAAGTTCAGGCAGCAAACCTCAAGTTTGAACGGGAATCGCTTCAGCTTGCAGAAGCAAGCCTTGCTCGAACCAAGGACATTGCAAAACCTCTTCAGGATCAGCTCAACGCAATTAAAGATAAAGCGGCGTTTGAACGAGAGTATGGCGAGTTGATTATGGCTGGAATAATTCCAGCAGTTGCCAAACAGACTGTTGAGATCAACAAGCAAGTTAAAGAGATAGACAGGCTTAAGGAAAAACAAAGTGATGAGCTTGATTTCCATATTTTGAATCTTGAGGCGCTTAAGGCAAAAGCAGAAACCTCGGAGCTAGAAAGCAAAATTCAAGACAAAATTAACAAGCTTTTGGAACGTCGGTTAGAGCTAGAAGGTAAAGCCAAAGAGGCTAAAGATGCTGCTCGTGATGCTGAGAAAAGTGATCGTGATCGAATGGACGATGCAATCAAAGCGATTCAGGGCCAGATCAATACGTTGATGGATCCCGTCACTCAGTTAATTGCTTTATCAGAGAGCCTGGGCAACTCGTTTGCTGAGTCATTCCGAGGCATTGTTGACGGCAGCATGAGTGCCCGTGAAGCATTAGCCAACCTGTTTCAGCGCACAGCGGACCACTTTCTTGATATGGCTGCAGAAATGATTGCAGCTCAACTGAAGATGCAAGCAATGAGAATTTTTATGAGTTTCTTCCCCAGTTCAGGCGGTATAACCTCGCCTACAGCAAAGGCTGGAACAAGCATTCCCAGTCTTGCTCCTGGCTTGGGCGGTGGGGGGCGTTTAAATGATCCAAAAGGACTGTTTACACCTCCAACGCTTGTTTCTGGAAGGGCGCTTGGTGGAGCGGTTGGAGCAGGCCGTCCTTACATGGTTGGCGAACGTGGTCCTGAGCTGTTTGTCCCTGGAGCGCAGGGCAACATCGTTCCAAACAACGCCATGGGCAGCACTAACGTTGTCGTCAACGTCGAT